TATATCCAACAGAACGGATTTATTTACAGCTTCTTCGGAAGAAAAAGGAGATTACCAAATGTCGCATCGACAGACAAAGGCATCCAGAGTCATAGCGTTAGGTCTGGTCTTAATTTTCTGGTGCAGTCTGCTGCTTCTGATATTAACCTTCTAGGCGCTATAGACATGAACTCGTGGATAAAAGCAAACAGCAAGAAAGCGCGCATCTTTGCTCTAGTACACGATTCCATTCTAGCAGAAGTACCAGATGAAGAAGTAGACGAATATATGTTACAGTTAGCAAAGTTTGTGCAAACAGACAGAGGGCTTTCTATCCCCGGCACTCCCGTTGGTTGTGACTTCGAGATTATTCATGAAGACTATTCAGGCGGTAAGTTCGAGAAAATGTATGGTGATAGGGTTTAGAGGCATACCTAAGATTACCTTCCCAGTTTTCCTGTTAGATTCAGGGAACTGGGAAGAGTATGATGGCCTGTTATTTCTTGATAATATGATTCTGGACGATAAGAATCAGCAGGGTAAGACACTTGGTGCCCGCAGAGTACAGACTCCTCACAGGAATTTACAAGTACTAAAACATATGATTACAAGTCCCAACGGGTTACTAAAACAGAGAACAAAGTATTTTATAGATAACAGTGGTAAACCTTTTATATACGAGAAGACTACTATGTTATCTTTAAAATATTTAAAAATTAGTAAAGTAGAGCTGAAAGAGTCTGCTACACTAATTAGAGTAAGAGGTCATAACAGTCCTTTTACCGTGCCACGCCCTCCCGAAGTAGGATATACATGGGCAGGGATTCTGCATCTCAAAGGCTTGCCTTGGATGCTTTATGAGTATTCAGAGACGAAACTCAAAGACACTAAAAGAAAAGTATAAATATGGCTAAAAGACGAAAAACACTCGCAGGGGCTAGTTTAGAACTACGCGAGATAGAACCTTTAACTAGAAATCAGTTGACTGCATTTGAGTCAGACAAAAACCTAGTGCTACACGGTCTAGCAGGTACCGGTAAAACCTTCATATCTTCTTATCTAGCATACGATGATATGGCAAAAGGGGCTTACCAGAACTTAGTAATTATACGAAGTGCAGTGCCGACTCGTGACATTGGTTTCCTACCAGGAACCGAAAAAGAGAAAGGCTCAGTATATGAGGAACCTTATAAAGATATCGCTAATGATTTATTTGGTCGAGGGGATGCATATGAAATCCTCAAGAACAAAGGCTTAGTACACTTTATGACTACTTCTTTTATACGAGGTATTACACTCAGGGATGCAGTTATTCTTATTGATGAGTGTCAAAACATGAGTTTTCATGAACTTGATTCTATTATCACTCGTATGGGTGAGAATTGTAGAATTATGTTCTGCGGAGACTTTCGACAAGCTGATTTAAAAGCGAACGGATTACAAGATTTTATTCGTGTACTTAAAAGCATGGACGCGTTTACTTTCGTAGACTTCCAAGTAGAGGACATAGTAAGATCTGACTTCGTTAAACAATACATTATTGCAAAGAATGAACTGAATTTATGAAAGCAGTTATAAGCCACAGAATTTACATGGATTGCAGTGCCGAGTTGCAGGATAAGATCGATAGAGAGCTTACCTATTCAATTCCTACGCACAATCCTCTTGATCCTCCTCAGATCATTAAGAATATGGGGATCATTCGAAATGGGTTAGTATCACTACCTATAGGGCGCACGGATTTAATACCAGAGCACTATGAGATAGTCGATAAGCGTACTCATGTACCTGTGGACTTTCCTGAATTTAAGTTTGAACTCCGAGACAGTCAGAAGAAAGTTTTTGACGAGATCGAAGACAATGCTATAATTAACGCATGGGTCAGTTGGGGAAAGACTTTTACAGGCTTAGCTATTGCAGGTAAGCTTGGTCAAAAGACACTCGTTGTTACCCACACTGTCCCTCTGCGTAATCAGTGGGCAAAAGAAGTAGAGAAAGTCTACGGTTTTAAACCAGGCATCATAGGCAGTGGTCAATTTGATCTTGATAGTCCTATTGTAATTGGCAATACTCAGACTTTATACCGAAACGTAGAAAAGATTCGTAAGGAGTTCGGGACTATCATACTAGATGAAATGCATCACGTTAGTAGTCCTACTTTTTCAAAAATCTTAGATACAAACTACTGTAGATATAAGATAGGTCTATCGGGTACTATAGAAAGAAAGGATGGTAAACACGTTGTGTTCAGAGATTACTTTGGTAATACTCTTTTTAAGCCACCAAAAGAAAACTATATGACTCCTACAGTACACTTAGTACCTTCCGAGATTCGCTTCATGGACGGTGCTAAGATACCTTGGGCTAACCGAGTAACAAAGTTAGCGAATGATGAAGAGTATCGACACACTATATCCATGCTTGCTGCGGCCTACGCCGCAAGAGGGCACAAAGTGCTAGTAGTAAGTGATCGAGTAGCTTTTCTGAAAGCGTGTGCGGAGTTAAGCGGAGATAAAGCAATTTGTGTGACGGGTGAAGTTGCACACGAGGACAGAGAAGGGCTTGTAGATCAAATTCTCTACGGAGATGCAAACATTTTATATGGAACGCAAGCGATCTTCTCTGAGGGTATATCAGTAGATACGTTAAGTTGTTTGATACTGGCTACACCCGTAAATAATGAACCACTATTGACACAGCTTGTAGGTCGAGTGATTCGGAAGAAAGAAGGTAAGATCAGTCCTGTTATTATAGATATACACCTGAAAGGAAATACGGCTCGAAAACAAGCCTCAAATCGTGTCGGGTTCTATATGAAGCAGGGTTGGGACATGAAGTACCTTTAAAAAAATAATTCTTGACAACTTGGTTAAAAGGATGTATAATAGTGCTCTTATTTGATTGGAAGAAGGTTTTTGATACGGCAGATGGCAATATTGCTACTTGTAACACGATCATGGAAATGTTAATAAACCAACAGATCCCTCGTAACAAGTTCGACCGTATTTATAAATATTCTAATAAAAAATTTACAGGTTCTAGTTTTCTTCTTCATGGAGACTTCTTACTGTACCATTCCTATAAGTATACACAAAAAGAACTATGCATATATTACGCACTGGCTTCCTTGAGAAGCTATGCAGATTATGTTGCATATAACAAAACTACGCTAGACGCACTACACTGTCCTGTGCCTCTAGATGAAATCAACGATAACAGGCTACTCATAGTATTACCGGACGAAATAACGTTCATCTATGAAGAAGTCACACTGGAGACTATACACTAATGGCATTATCATTTAATAAGCAAACGGGCGGAGCCCAAAAATCATCCATCAATACCTTTCAATACAAAGACGGCGATAACAAGATGCGCGTAGTTGGCGACATTCTTGCACGTTATGTCTATTGGATCGAAGGCGAGAATGGTAAAAACATTCCTATGGAGTGCCTATCTTTCGATAGAAACTCTGAGCGATTCAACAACAAAGAGCAGGACTGGGTACGAGAGTACTATCCTGACCTTAAATGTGGCTGGAGCTACGCTTGTCAAGTTATTGACCCAAGCGATGGCGTAGTCAAAGTAGCAAACCTCAAGAAGAAGTTGTGGGAGCAGATTATTACTGCTGCTGAAGACTTGGGCGACCCTACTGATACCTCAACTGGCTGGGACATTTGTTTCAAGCGAGTAAAGACAGGCCCACTGCCTTACAATGTAGAGTACCAACTCCAAGCATTGAAGTGCAAGCCTCGCGCTCTTACAGAAGACGAATTAGCATCTATCGCAGACCTCAAGTCTATGGATGATGTTATGAGCCGTCCTACTGCTGACGCACAGAAAGAATTGTTAGACCGTCTCCGTAACCACGGTGCAGAGACTGATGACGAAGCATTAGATGCGGAGTTTAATGTAGGATGATTCTTTTTACGGCAGACTGGCACATTAAGCTGGGACAGAAAAACGTTCCAGTAAAGTGGGCGACAAACCGTTATCAAATGTTTTTTCAACAAGTTTACGAACTAGAGAAAGAATGTGATATGCACATAATCGGTGGCGATCTCTTTGATCGTCTACCGAATATGGAAGAGTTGGAGCTTTACTTCTCGTTCATTCGAGGAGTAAAGATTCCCACTATTATCTATGATGGAAACCATGAAGCAACAAAAAAGAATAAGACATTCTTTACACAGTTGAAGCAAGTTTCTCGAGATATTAATCCTTTAATCAATGTAGTAGATATTTCATACGTTGATAATGATCTTGGATACGGCATTTTGCCTTATGCAGATCTACACAGAAAGGGTAGTATCGATCATTTTGATAAGACTAAGCCCTTATTTACTCATGTCAGGGGAGAAATACCACCGCACGTAAAACCAGAAATCGATCTAGACTTACTAGAAGATTTCCCAGTTGTGTTTGCAGGAGACTTGCACTCTCATAGCAATACACAAAGAAATATTATATACCCAGGTAGTCCAATGACTACTTCTTTTCATAGAGCTAGAGTAAAGACAGGTTATTTACTTATTAATGAGAAAGACTGGAGTTGGTTGTGGGAAGAGTTTAAACTTCCTCAGTTAATTCGTAAAACAGTTACAAGTAGTGAGGAAATGACGGCTACTGACTTTGATCATACAATCTATGAAGTAGAAGGGGATATACAAGATCTAGCAGGAGTCAAGAACTCTGAGTTGTTAGATAAAAAAGTAGTGAAAAGAAAGTCTGAAGCCTCCTTAATTATGGACAAAGACATGACAGTACAAGAAGAACTAGTAGAGTATCTAACGTACATACTAGAAATTAACGCTGATAAGATACCAGACATCATAGGAACATACAATGATTACACTACAAACATTGAAATGGGATAACTGCTTTAGTTATGGTTCTGGTAATGAGTTACAATTAAACGACAATACTGTTACACAAATCCTTGGTACTAACGGGATGGGGAAGTCTTCCATCCCGTTAATCATCGAAGAAGCATTGTATAATAAGAACTCAAAAGGAATCAAAAAAGCAGACATTCCTAACCGCTATGTAAATAATGGTTATAACATATACTTATCCTTTACAAAAGATGAAGATAGGTACGAAATTACGGTAAACCGTAAAACAAATATTAAAGTAAAACTTGAAAAGAACGGCACTGATATCTCTAGCCATACGGCTACAAATACTTATAAGACGTTACAGGAAGTTCTTGGAGTAGATTTTAAAACATTCTCGCAGCTAGTGTATCAAAATACCAATGCGAGCTTGCAGTTTCTTACTGCTACCGATGCAAATCGTAAGAAGTTTCTTATTGATCTTTTGCACCTAGAAGGTTACGTTGAGTTATTTGAAGTATTTAAAGGAGCTTCTAAAGAGGTTTCAAGTAGGTCTTCTACCATAGCTGGTAAACTTGCAACAGTAGAAAAATGGTTAAAAGATAATAAGTTGAGTGATACATTCATACTACCCATGTTGGATTTACAAATTGATACATCTGAAGACGAGAAAGCTTTAAGTTCTCTCATGGTAGAAATTGAAAATATCTCTGAAAAAAATAAAAAAATTAATACAAATAATCAGTACAAGAGACTGTTGGATCAGATTGATGTTATGGCAATCCAAAAGTCGAAAGTAACTAACTATGAGTCTTATGACGCTTTGCAAGAAGAGTTAGGGTCTTTACAAGCAGCCGCTACGGGTGCTCAACGGACTCTCACAAAGTTAGAAAAATTGAAAGAAGAGTGTCCAACTTGTAAGCAACCTATTGATGTTTCTGCCGAAAAAGCAATGATTGATGTGGAGAGGGGCAACCTTCTCACGGCACAGGAGAAGATTAATGAGATTAAACCTCGAATTATACAGATTAAAGAGAACAATGCAGAATTCGAACGGAATGCAAAAGGTCAGCGCGATTGGGAAGACTTGTTACGCTCGTTCGACAGAACTTTACCTACAAGCATCTTGGATCAAGAACAGCTTGAAGACAGCTTACTTCTCGTTCAAGACAGATTACGAGAGGCAAAGAAACATCTCGCAGAAAATGCGGCAGAAAATGAAAGAAGAACAAAGCTAAACACTCGTATACAGGTTATACAAGAGCAGACAGCAGAGTTTGTTGAACAACAGGAAGAATATGACGGCAAACTTCTAGGAAACCAAAAGCTAGAGTCTGAGTTAGATGTATTGAAAAAAGCTTTCAGCACTAACGGATTACTAGCATATAAGATTGAAAACTTAGTAGGAGAACTAGAAGAATTAGCAAATGAGTACTTGGCCGAATTGTCTGATGGCCGCTTTACCTTAGAGTTTGTAGTATCAAACGATAAGTTAAACGTAGAAATTACCGATAATGGTAATGTAGTAGATATTCTAGCTCTTTCTTCTGGAGAGTTAGCTAGAGTAAATACAGCTACTCTCATAGCAATTCGTAAGCTAATGAGTAGTATTTCAAAGTCTAAAATCAATATATTGTTCTTAGACGAAGTAACTAACGTACTCGACGATCAAGGAAGAGAAAAGCTAGTAGAAGTTCTACTCAGAGAAGACCTCAATACTTATATAGTGTCTCATGGTTGGTCTCACCCTTTACTCGAAAAGATTGAAGTAGTCAAGGATGGAAACATCAGTACACTGGAGTAAGAATGTCAGCAGGCAGGCGTAGAGGTTGGTGGACACATGAAGTGGCTAAACCTTCCAAAGAAATAGAAGAAGAGGATAAAGATGGTAGACTCAAGAGCGAAGGGAGCGAGAGGCGAGTACCTAGTAAGGGACATGCTTCGACAAGCGACCGGACTGAAATTTGAAAGAGTGCCTGCCTCTGGTGCTTTGGAATATCTGAAAGGGGACTTATATGTCCCTAATCAGAGAAATCATTATTGTATAGAGGTAAAAAACTATAAAGACTCTGCACTCAACGATAAAATATTTACAGCAAAGAAAACAAATAATCTTATCAGGTGGTGGAAGAAAGTTGTAGTACAAGCGGCAGGAGGCGATCAAAAGCCTATGCTATTTTTTAAATATGATCGATCAGCAGTATTCGTAGTAACGGAAAATTTACCAGAAAATACAGATGAGTATTTGTATATAAGGTTTCTAGAGTGTTATGTACTACTCGCAGAAGATTGGTTAAAATCAGAAAAGACGGAGTGGATAGGTGGCTTTTAATTTTAATGAACGTATTCTTGATGGAGTACTTATAGTAGACGCATTAAACTTAGCTTTTCGGTGGAAACATCAAGGCAGAACAGATTTTCGTAACCAATATGTAGAAACAGTAAAATCTTTAGCAAATTCTTATAATTGTGGTACTGTAATTATTACCGCAGATTGGGGGTCTTCTAGTTATAGAAAAGAGATATTACCTGAGTACAAGCAGAATCGAAAAGATAAGTATGCCACACAAACAGAAGCAGAGAAGCAAGCATTTATTGATTTCTTTGACGAGTATGAAGAGACTCTAGAATTACTTTCTGAAGAGTACAAAGTCTTACGTTTTAAAGGTGTAGAGGCAGATGATCTTGCTGCCCATCTCGTAAAGCAAAAAGAACAGTACAAATTAAACAATATATGGCTAGTTTCTAGTGATAGAGATTGGGACTTATTGATTCAAGAAGGTGTAAGTAGGTTTTCTTACGTTACTCGAAAAGAGATAACAATAGATAATTGGAGTGAACATTATAATGTAACACCTGAAGAGTATATCTCTTTCAAGTGTCTTACAGGAGATAAAGGTGATAATGTTCCTGGCATTAATGGTATTGGCCCGAAGAGAGCAGAACAGCTTATAAAGGATTACGGCGATGCAATGACTATATACGATAACATTCCTTTAGATGGTAAGTATAAGTACATTCAAGAACTAAATCAGAACGCTGATATTTTGCTAAAAAATTATGAGTTGATGGATTTAATAACATATTGCGATGACGCGATAGGCACGGATAACGTATCCGAAATACAAGGGAGAATGATCTGATGGATCAATATCAAAGTTTTATTCACAAAAGCCGCTATGCAAGATGGCTAGAAGGCGAAGGTCGTAGAGAGACCTGGGAAGAGACAGTACATCGCTATATTAATTTCTTTAAAGAAAGAAAGCAATTAGATGATGAAAGTGGGCAAGAGATTTATGACGCTATTCATGCAATGGAAGTTATGCCCTCTATGAGATGTATGATGACAGCAGGAGAGGCTTTGAAACGTGATAACGTTGCAGGGTTTAACTGTAGTTATTTACATATTGACCATCCACGAGCTTTTGACGAGCTTATGTATGTGTTAATGTGTGGAACAGGAGTAGGTTTCAGTGTAGAACGTAATTTTATTACTAAACTACCAGAAGTAGCCGAAACTTTCCACAAAACAAGTTCTACGATTGTAGTAAGTGATAGTAAGCTAGGATGGGCAAGTGCCTTTCGTGAGTTGATTGCCATGCTTTATGCAGGTAAATTACCCGAGTGGGACATGAGCCGAGTACGTCCAGCAGGTGCTAGACTTAAGACTTTCGGTGGACGAGCAAGTGGACCTGAGCCGTTACAGGATCTATTTCACTTCTGCGTAGGAGTATTTCAAAAAGCAGCAGGGCGCAAGTTAACAAGTATTGAGTGCCATGATGTTTGTTGTAAGATTGCTGATATCGTAGTAGTGGGTGGTGTACGCCGTTCTGCATTGATTAGTCTTTCTAATCTTTCTGACCAGCGTATGTCAAAGGCTAAATCAGGGCAGTGGTGGATTGATCAAGGTCAACGTCGCCTCGCTAACAACTCTGTAGCTTATACAGAAAAGCCTGATTTTGAAGCGTTTTTAACTGAGATGAAGAATCTATATGAGTCTAAGTCTGGTGAGCGTGGATTGTTTAGCCGAGT